TACTTTATGATTAAAAACGTACCAATCGCTCGTGCACAGTCAATCAGTTCAGAGCGTTCATTCGGTACAACTGGTGTTTACGAGATTGGTTCTATCATGCCTAAAGAGCATGTTTACTTACGATATGAAGGTACAGTAACAGTTGACCGTTTCCGTATGCGTAAAGAGAACTTAGCTGCATTAGGTTTTGCCGCTCTTGGTGAAGAAGTACTACAAATGGATATCATGGACATCGTATTATACGATAACATTACATCTGAGGTAGTAATCGCTTATCGTGGTTGCTCAATCGATACTTACAGCGAAACTGTATCTGTAGGTGAAATCAGCTCAGAGAGCGCTCGTTTCTACTTCTTAACATCTGCAAACGTTCGTTCCAACTAATAGAATCCTTCGGGGTTCTTTTTTTTATGTTGACAATTAAAAACTACCATGATAAGCTTACCTCAACAAATATTAGGAGGTCGTTAAAATGACAGAATTCAAATTAGGAAGTTTAGTGGATACAATGATGGAACACAAGGATGAGGTAATTAAGGAGCAAATTAGCAAGATTGTTGATTTAGAATTTGAGAACTATGATTTAAAAAATAAGAAAAAGAACTTAGAAGATGATGTTAAACATATTTATAAAGTGTGTGGCGCTTGGATTGGGTTATGTTACGAATGGGCAAGAGATGCAGAAAAGGATAGAAAGCACTACTATTATACAGATGAAGAGATTGATGCTAAGAAAGAGAAGTATATGCAGAGAGCAGATGCATTAAGAGACGTAAGAGAAATGATAGAACGAACACGAGAGAACAGAGACTTCTAACAGTCTCTTTTTTTATGTTGACATATATGTATAAACCTGTTATGTTATTCTTATAAAATTTAAGGAGGAGATTTACATGACAACGAAATATTATAGTAACCCATCGATGGTGAGCAAGTTTAACATTAAGGATTTTAAGCCAGACCCAGAATTAACTAGATTAGCTGATAATTTCAAAAAGAAAACACAGAAAATGATGAATGAAGCTGTTAGAGAGTTTGATGATGCTTTACGAGAAGAGATAGAGTTCGGTATTACAAGTTCGGGTTACGAGTATGAATCATTCACCCTATCAAAATCAGAACCAGAATTACCAGCATTGATTACGCTATATCCTAGCGAAAAGAAACTAATCCTCTTAGGAGTTATTGAACATTTACCAGACCACGCACATTTCACAAGCGTACGAACATTTAAGTTTAGATTATTTGATGGGTATGATGAAGTATACAAAGGTTCCAAAATTTTTAGAACAGAAGTAAAGTTATATTACTAAGTTACAGGAGGTTATCGTATGATAGCCTCTTTTTTCTGTACCTTTACATAAGTGTTACAAAGTTGTTACAACAATATAATAGTTAACGTAGTGTGGTATATTACTAATAAGAAAGACAAAAACAATAAAAGGAGTTTTGATGAGATGAAAAAACTAAGGAACATGGTAACAGGTTTAGTACTAGGTACAGGATTATTTTTAGGTGCAGGAGCAGCAGATGCTAGTGTAGTAGATTTCTTAGCAGAAAAAGGAGAATCCTACGATTTCCAAACACGAAGTAACTTAGCTGCACAATACGGTATTGATGGTTACAAAGGAACGGCAGACCAAAATATCCAATTACTAGGATACTTGCAAGGTGACCTTAATCAACCTCAACCTAAGAAAGTAAAAGATGAGTCTTATAAAGAGACTACACCACAAGGTAAAACAATCGTAGTTAAAGCAACAGCCTACACAGCAGACCCATCAGAAAACGGAGGAACTTATGGTGGACGAGTACTAACAGCGACAGGATTTGATTTATCAGCAAACCCTTCAGCTAAAGTTATTGCAGTTGACCCAAAAGTAATTCCTCTTGGTACTAAGGTTCACGTAGAAGGTTATGGAACGGCTACAGCTCTAGACACAGGAGGAGCTATCAAAGGAAATCGTATCGATGTACTAATGCCATCTAAATCCCAGTCGAGTAACTGGGGAGTTAAAACAGTAAAAGTAACCATCTTAAACTAGTAAAAGGACTGTCTCTTAATAGAGATGGTCTTTTTTGTTATACTATTTATATAAGTACTATATTAGAGAAGATTAAACAGGAGGTATCACTATGGAAATGGCAAAGGAATATACAGAAGTACACGAAGGTGAAACAGCAGAAGAGACTAGAGAATCGATTGAGGAAAAACAGGAACAGGAGAAACGACAACTAATCGACCGTATCATGCGCGGGAAAAATGATATGTTCGTCAAACATTATAATCTACCAGAATATAATATTGAGTTTACTGTTCATGTTCAAGCTCCGAATGCAATCGAGAGTGGTAAAATCCAAGCTAAGACAGCTCGTTACTTAGATGGAATGAATCTATACTCATCTCAATACTATGTAGTAGTTTATCAGATGCTTGCAACATTGAGAGTATGCGGAAAAGAATTACCAGAATATTTAGAAAAGGACGAGAACATTTACAATCTAGACATCTTGTACATTATCGGTCTAGACTTTGCAGAATGGTTGAGTACCTTTCGAAAGTAAGGTTAAGCAATATGGCGGACTTAAACATCTAGCCAAGACCCCTTACATGAGGAATATGTGGGTGTTAATGAAGACACTTCACATGCCACCTACAGACCCTCGATTTTTAGCTCTAGACGATGCACAAGTCGAATTAATGCTTTACTCATTAGAGGAAGATGCAAAAGCTATTGAGAGAGCTCGTAGAGGCGTACAGGTTGAGGACGAAAACTTCGATAGTTCATTCGATGACAAGATTTGGAACAAAGCCGCTGGTGAGTGGGAAATGGTTGAAGAAGGTCACGATATGGATGAAATCGCTCGTCAGGTTAACGCTATGACAGCTGCTAAAGACAGAGCTGATTTAGAAGGTAAGTTTGATGGAATAGAAGGATACAACGAACATCTAGAGAACGGCGGAATGACTTCACGTGAAGCCGAAGTATCTAATCACATTGCTAATCAGTTGGCTAAGGCTGAGCAGAGAGCAGCAGAATTAGCATCAGGTGCAACATCTAGCAAAGACTTCATTGATGACAGAGAGCGTGCAGGGGAAGTTGTTATGGATGACGAGCATAGGCTTAACAAACAAGCAATGGACGACGCAATTGCAGCATTTGAAGACGATGACGACGATGATTATGATGTTCTTTAAGGAGAGGGGTAACCCTCTCTTATTTTAGATATAAGGATGTGGAAAAATGGCTAAAAGGGAAAAGTATATTTTCGATGTAGAAGCTGAGGTCGGTAAAGCTGCCAAGAGTATTAAATCACTAGAAGCTGAGCTTAGTAAGTTACAAAAGTTGAATAAAGATATAGATGCTACTGGTGGTGACCGTACCGAGAAAGAAATGCTTGCTACATTGAAAGCAGCAAAAGAGGTCAATGCTGAGTACCAGAAAATGCAACGTATATTGAAAGACCTTAGCAAACATAGCGGTAAGGTTAGTCGTAAGGACCTTAATGATAGTAAAGTAATTTCAAGTGCCAAAACATCAGTTCAAGGTGGAAAAGTCACAGACTCATTCGGACAAATGTTAAAGAACATGGAGAGACAAATCAACTCTGTGAACAAACAGTTTGACAATCACCGTAAAGCTATGGTAGATAGAGGACAACAATATACACCAAACTTGAAAACAAACCGTAAAGATGCTCAAGGTAATTCTAACCCATCTATAATAGGACGTAACAAGTCTACAGCTCAGGACATGGAAAAGGCTGTAGATAAGTTCCTAACAGGGCAGAACGAAGCGACAAGCGGCTTAAATCAAGCGTTAGCACAAATGAAAGAGATATCCAAGTTAAATAGACGTTCAGAGAGTTTATCTCGACGAGCATCTGCATCAGGATACATGTCATTCCAACAATACTCTAACTTTACTGGTGATAGAAGAACAGTACAGCAGACTTACGGAGGAATGAAAACTGATAATAGGCAAAGAGTCTTAGATTTATCAAGTCAAGCTACAGGTATTAGTAAAGAGTTAGATAGATTAAACAGCAAGAAAGGTCTGACTGCTCGAGAAGGTGAAGAACGTAAGAAGTTAATGCGCCAGCTAGAGGGAATCGATGTAGAGCTAGCAGCTCGTAAAAAATTGAACAATTCTCTCGATGAAGCTACAGCTAATATGGACCGATTCAATCAATCTTTATTAGAAGCAAATGTAGCTGTTAAACCTGAGCGAGGAACAGCGAGAGGTATGGTCTACGAGCGTGCACCTGCAATCGCACTAGCAATTGGTGGAGCAATCGCTGCTACAGTTGGTAAATTGTATAGCGAAGGTGGAAATCACAGTAAAGCTATGAGACCGGATGAAATGTATGTAGGTCAACAAACAGGAGCTGTCGGAGCTAACTGGAGACCTAATCGTACAGCTGTTATGCGTTCTGGGTTAGGTAAACAACTAGGGTTCACTGGTCAAGAAATGATGGAATTCCAATCAAACTACTTATCCGCTAATGGATACCATGGAGCAGCCGATATGAAAGCTGCAACTACAGGTCAAGCTACATTCGCTAGAGCTACTGGTTTAGGTTCGGATGAGGTCAAAGATTTCTTCAGTACAGCATATCGTTCTGGAGGTATTGAAGGTAACCAAACAAAACAATTCCAGAATGCGTTCTTAGGTGCTATGAAGCAATCCGGTGCCGTAGGTCGTGAGAAAGACCAGCTTAAAGCACTTAACGGAATCTTGACATCTATGTCTACCAATAGAACTGTAACAAACCAAGAGATGATGAGAACTATAGGACTCCAATCAACAATATCAGCTACAGGAGTATCCTCACTACAAGGAACAAAAGGTGGAGCTCTCATGGAGCAACTTGACACGGGTATTCGCGAAGGATTCAATGACCCACAAATGCGTGTACTATTCGGTCAAGGTACAAAATATCAAGGTATGGCTGGTCGAGCACAATTACGTAAGCAAATGGAGAAAGGTATATCAGACCCAGAGAACTTACAGACACTAATTGAAGCTTCTAAAGCACAGGTACCTAATGGAACACAAGAGGAGCAAGCAGAAGTATTAGCTACATTAGCATCTAGAATGGGAGTTAACATGTCTTCGCAGCAAGCAGGTGGACTTCTAGGTATGGACCCTAAGAGTTTAACAAAAGAAAGCATTGACAAAGTTATGAAGGATGGACTAAAAGAAGGTTCAATAGAATCCGCTAAACGAGAGAAAGCTTACGAAGGCTCAAAAGCATCTATCGATAACGCATCCGAAGCAGCTACAGCAAAACAAGCTACTGAGTTAAATGACATGGGGAGTAAGTTACGAGAAGCAAACGCAGCACTTGGAGGACTACCAGCGCCGTTGTACACAGCTATTGCCGCAGTAGTAGCATTCACAGCAGCAGTAGCAGGTTCCGCAGCAATGTTTGGTGGAGCAAGTCTACTAAAACGTGGTGCATCTAGAAAGTTCGGCGGAAGAGGTCGAGGTTCTGGTGGAGGCGGAGTAGGCGGAGGTGCAGCAGGTGCCGCAGCTACTGGAGCTGGAGCCGCTGGAGTAGCAGGTGCCGCAGGAACAGCAGCCGCAACAGGAGCAGGAACAGCAGCAGGTGCCGCAGCTACTGGAGCTGGAGCCGCAGCTGGAGGAAGTAGGTTAGCAGGAGTAGGTAAGGGAATTCTAGGTGGTGCAGGTAAGTTAATGTTACCTCTCGGTGTCCTTATGGGCGCTAGTGAAATCATGCAAGCACCAGAGGATAAGAAAGGTGCAGCCGTAGGTTCCGCAGTAGGTGGTATTGGTGGTGGTGTTCTCGGTGGAGCCGCAGCCGGAGCAGCAGTAGGTTCATTCCTTGGACCAATAGGAACAGCAGTAGGTGGTATCGGTGGAGCAATTGCAGGTGGTTGGGCTGGTTCTGGTATAGGTGAAACAATAGGTGGATGGTTTGATAAGAAACCTAAAGAAGAACCAACAGCAGCTGACAAAGCTAAAGCTGAGACTTCTGCATCGGCACTAGCCGCAGCAGCAGGTACTGGTGGAGCTGTAGGAGCATCTGCAATACAATCACAAATGTCACAGGGTATTACTGGTGCACCTAATATGGACCAGATTAACGGTATGGCATCCTCACTAGGAATATCATCAGGAGCCATGGCATCAGCTTTAGGTATCTCTTCCGGACAAGACAACCAGATTCAAAACATGACGGATAAAGAGAATACAAATACTAAAAAGATGACAGAAGCCAAGAAAGGTGACAACTTATCTTACGAACGAGAAAACATTACAATGTATGAGAACGTGTTAACAAGAGCTGAGCAGATACTTGCACAAGCAAGAGCCCAAAATGGTATCATGGGTGTTGGCGGCGGAGCTGGAGGTGCTACAGGAGGTACAGGCGGATTCTCTGGGCAAGGTAAGTTACAATTCGTAGGTGAAGGTCAAAAGTGGACTACAAACAATCTTCAACAGCATGATTTAGGATTCACAGACTCTAAACTTACAGCAGAAGACTTAGATGGATGGATTAATTCTAAAGCACCTAAAGATTCTATGATGCGAGGAATGGGTGCGACATTCCTAAAAGCAGGACAAGAATACGGATTAGACCCTCGTTACTTGATTGCTCACGCAGCAGAAGAATCTGGATGGGGTACCTCTAAGATTGCTAGAGACAAAGGAAACTTCTTCGGTATTGGTGCTTTCGACAATAGTCCATACGCAAGCGCTTATGAATTCAAAGATGGCGGAGGTTCTGCCGCTGAGAAAGGCATCATGGGTGGAGCTAAGTGGATATCCGAAAAGTATTACGGTAAAGGAAGAACGAATTTAGATAAGATGAAAGCCGCAGGATACGCAACCAACGCAACATGGGCGCCTAACATAGCGTCAATCATGGCAGGTGCACCAACAGGTTCGGGAAGTGGTAATGTTCAAGCTACAATTAACGTTAATGTAACTGGGGATGAAAAAGTCTCGGATAAAGTTAAGAATAGCGCGGATATGAAAAAGACAGGACAGGATATCGGAAGTCTACTTGGTTTCTATGGAAGAGAGATGACGATAGCTTAATGGGGTGGTGTGAGCATAGCTCACCTACCCTTTTTCTGTTATATTATAAGTATACAAAGGAGGAAAATACATGACTACGATTGTAACTAGATACCCTCGTATAGAGGTTGACTTAATAACAGAAAATACTACTTATGAAATCACTTACGATACAGGGGAAGCATTGACAACAAAAGCTTTTGATAACGCGATTCTATCACTATCAACAAAGAATGCGATGTCAGACGATAGTCCAGCTTTCTCAATCATCGTAACAGCTCAAGATAAATGGGATAAGGTAATTGGACCTAACGATTTAATACGTATTAAAGCTATACCCGATGTAACAGATAAAGCACCAGATAACCCATGGATAATGGTAGGGTTAATATCTGATATTAAAAAAGATGGAGAATACGCTAATGGTACGCTGGTATATCGTATTACAGGGCAAGCAATGACTAAAGCACTTATCAACTTCCAAGTTGGAGTAATACAGCAGTTCGCAGCTATATCTCCTGATATAGGTTGGTTACCTGATGGGACAGAGCAAGGTCTTAAATTTTCTAATAACACTGCTGCTGGAATTGGTAACGAACTTATGGATAGATTCTTATATAAGTATGCACAGTATGCATTCGCAGATGGTACAGGACTACAAGATTATTTCACTCACGAATTTAAGAGCTGGGAAGCAGATGAGGCATTACAAGACCCATCACCATTCGTAAACTACCAAGGTTCCATGAGACAGTTCCTTGAGGATGTTGTAGCTAAACCATTTAATGAGTTATACTTTGAATTCACTAAAGACGGACGATGTATCGCATTAATGAGACCTACTCCATTCGATAAAGACAAATGGGGAGCTCTACCATCTTACGAAATAACGAGTGATATTGTATTGCAGGAGTCTTATAGCAGAAATGATAACGAAGCCTTCTCAGTTTATTGCGTGGACGCGCCTAATATTGCGGAGTTTACTAGTTTAGATTTAGGGGTGTATCCTCGTTTCCATCCAGAGCTTATTAAAAAGTATGGGTATAAGCGTTTAGATGCTTCTAATAGATATCTACTGTCTGCAACAAAAGCGCAAACAGGTAATGTGAATACTAGTAATGCTGCCAATGGTACTGGGAATACCGCTAAGCAACCAACATTTGATGAATTGATGTTGTACATTAACCAGAATGGTTTCATGGATAAGGAGACTATCCGTAAGAAGAAATCCGAGATGTCCGCTTCATTGAAAGCGCAGTTCCCTTCGATGACAGTTTCAATGACTACTAGCATAATCGATGCCATCGCGGATGGTAACTTTAATCCGGATAAGTATAAACAAATTATATCATCTGCTACAGGAGATGTCAACCAGTCAAATAATAATGAAAAATCGGCAGATAGCTCTAAACTAAAAACATTTACAGATAGACTATATAACTGGTACTGTGAGAATCCGAATTTCTATTCTGGAGACATTCGTGTAATAGGTAACCCCGCCTTTCGTATAGGAACAAAACTATACTACCAAGATTTCGAACAAGAGACAAAGTGGGAGTTCTACATTGAGTCTATACAGCACGAGTTTAGTTATACGAATGGTTATTCTACTATCATTGGAGTAACTAGAGGTTTACAAGATAGAGGTGCTAAACGTTTCGCGAATCTATGGGGTAAATCAGAGGACTTTAAAGGTGGATATTTAGGTGAAGACACACTAGCTACTCTATACGAGAAAGCTAAAGCGGCACGAGAGGCACAGATGGCGGGTGGAGGTCAAACAGGTAACACAGGAACAGGTGGAATAGTTGCAGGTGGACCAGTAGCAATGAACGCAGTTAACATAGCTAAAGAGATGACAACTAAACCATCTATCTATGTATTCGGTGGCGGTCGTTCTGGTGGTAACCCATTCACTAAATCCCCAATCAAGACCGACTGTTCATCATTCATCTGGTGGATATTTAATCTAAATGGTGTCCAGCTTAAAGGTGGAGAGCACGGAATGACTACAGATACTATTAAGAATGACTCAAGGTTACAGACAGTTGGTTCTCGAGGCTCGGACAAAGCACAGGTTAAAGCACAAATGCAAGTTGGTGACCTTATATGGTTTGACACATATAAGACTGATGGTCATATTGTTATATACACTGGTAACGGTAAGTTTATCGGTTCTCAAGATAAAGGAATCACTGAGGAAGACATGAGTAGTTCTTACTGGGATAGAGTGTTTAAAGGACACGTAAAAAGATATGTTGGGTAGTTGTGCTATACTATATAAAAAGGAGGAGATATATAAATGCCAGAATTTGAACCATTACAAACAATGAGATTCCAATCACAACTCGGTAAAGAAATGAAACGTAAGTATAAAGAGGGTAACAACTTAGTTACTCTCTCTCTTGCTGATGTCGTAAAAGTTAACTATAAGTATAACACAGTTGATGTAATCACAGTGAGAGATAAAAACTCTACAGCTAAAAACCCTAACGATAATGGTAAGTACTCTGCAATGCTACCTACACACATGTCAGGTCGTACTGCAAACGGTAATATCTATGGTTCTACTACGTTAGTTACTATCGGTACTCGTGTACTTATAGGTTTTATAGATGGACAAGTAGATACGCCAATCGTTATTAACGTGTATGGTAAGACAGATGACCAGCAACAACTAGCTAGAACAGACATGGTTTCTGGTGATGACTCATTAGAATCCATTCAACAAGAACTATGGAATACGTTCAACCTGTATCCATCAATGACATACGAAAACATAGATGGACGAGGTAACCGAGAAGTTACATTTTCCGGTAAAACATTCTTAATTGCAACGGATACTGACCAAGAGAATAACTATGTACAGGATGCGCATTTTGATTATATGGACCTTCCGCACTCACGTTATGCTAACGGAGAACTAATCGAGCCAGAATCACCAGATGCACCTACGATGTTATTTGTACATCAAAGTATTTACGATAATCATAGAACTACTTTCTTTGTCAAATCAGATGGGACATTCCGTCTTGGTTCTAGACATAAGGATGGTGGAGGTATTACGTACCAAGAGCTTAAACCTGATGGTTCATACTCAATTGTTAAGAAGAATGATACGGTGAATCCAGAGGAAGAGTCTTTCGACATGTCATCTATGGAAATTCTACCAGACGGGACTGTAGTGTTACAACATCCAGAAACTAAAATGGAGATTACTAAAGACGGTGTTCTTGTAAACGGTAAACCTATCGGTTCTGGTGGCTCTGGTGGTATTGACCCTGAGCTTGACAAAATAATTAAACAAATTAATAACCAACTTACGATGCTTGAGATTACTATTACAGAAGTTGAAGGCGGTCTTGAAACGAAGGTAAGTAAAGATACTTACTTTATTGATACTGCGGAGATTGAAGCTCGTATTAAGGAGATTAAAGACCAAGCACGTAAGAATAAGGATAGCCTTCAAAAAGCTATTGAGGATATGGTAACATACATTGCAAATGACGTCAACAACAATATAACAGATGCACAAAAACTAGAAATATTTAAGCGTCTCGATGACATCGATAATAAGAAATCGATTCTTGACGGAAGTACAAGTACAATCATGACTGACCCATTTTTAACAGATGACCAAAAACAGGCAGTTAAGAAGTGGGCAGACAAACTAGCTTCTGACCATATTGCATTAAACACGGTTGTTAAACTAACGTTAGCAGACAACACAATAACTAAGCAAGAGAAAGACGATATTGCATCTGCTGCTGAGACATATGTGAACGATTTAAACTCATGGATAGTGGAAATTGACAAAGCAGCAGATGCTAGTCAAATTGAGCGTATTAAAGAAGCAGCAGAGAACGCGGTTAACTACGCAAATAAAGAATCACTACACCAGAGCGCAGTACTAACTCAACTATATAATATGATTTCTATAAAGGTTAGCTCTGAGCAGATTACTCAACAGTTTATTGACTTAGACATGAAAATCACACAGGTAGAGAATAATACAGGCTCTAAACTAGATGACATACAAGACCAGATTGATAATGCAGTTAAAAATCTACCATATCGTGTAGAGGTATCGTCATCTAACGGTCTAATATTCGTTAATGGTGGGGTTAACTCTACTATCTCCGCTAAGATTACAAAAGGACCAGACGATATAACAACAACCGTACCTGCTACCGATTTCGTATGGACGCGTGTATCTAATAATACTGCTTCTGATACAGCGTGGAACACTGCACACAAAAACTCTGGTCGCTCATTCAATATTAATGCAGCAGATGTAAATGAAAGAGCAACATTCTTCTGCGACTATAAGAACCCTCCATTAGCTACAGGTAGTGTTACAGTCGCTAACATCCAAGATATTACGGTAGGTACTGTCGAACCAACAAACCCACGTGACGGTTCTTTATGGTATGACCGCGGCACAGGTATCGTATGGATGTGGCAACAAGGCTCATGGATAGAGGTTAACAGATTTGATGTCAATATCCGTAACTTATTTATTGGTTCTCGTGACTATGGTACACAAAACTCAAATAACCCATCAGACCCTAATAGAGAGACAGCACAAGGTGTCACATCAGGAGGATGGCTAAACAAAGGAGGAACAAGCTCAGTTAGACCTCCAGACCAAAACGCAACAAACCAAGATACGTGGATAAATTCTACAGCAGAAGCTTGGGCAGGTATGGATTATAAGTTGAGTAAGTTAGCTGCAAGTGGCGTTATTTCTGTTGGAGACATCCTGACATATTCTTGTTATGTTCGTAGTGTCGGAGGGGTAACTCCATCAGGAGGAATACCTGTGAGAATGTATGCTACAAATAACACAGGAACAACAGAATCTATTGTGGCATATGACAAATCTTCACAAGGTAATCCAAATCCCGCTCCAACTATCGCTACCCAGCAATGGAAGATGGTTTGGGGTACGTTCACATTTACACAACAAATGATGGATACTGTAAATGACCCAAACAACGTAGATAAAACATTGAGACTAGAACCTACTAGTATGTCCGCTGTAGGTGTAGGTGGTAGATTAGAAGTTAAGTCACATATCCTAGTAAAAGGTGTAATACCTGCCGACTGGGTTCCTGCTCCAGAGGATACAAGACGAGACACAGACAACACAGATTTCAATATGGATGCATTAGGTGACGACAATTTTCTTACTCGTTTCGAACGCAGTTTGGTCAAAGTTAAACTAGCAGACATTACAGGTGTCTCTCTGTCAGGTACGCAAGAACCAGCTACTGTAGCTCAGATGGATGCAGATTCATGGAACAGAGGTAGTTTCCACGCTATCCGTAAACAAGCCAGAGACATCGCTGTGGACAGCGCAAGCGACCCGACATACAAAGAGTTAGAAAAAGCGTATAACGAGCTCGTAGCGTACCTTAAAGGTCTTAAAACAGGCGGACGTAATAACGTGTTCCCATGGGATACTACAAGTGATACAATCATGGATGTTAAACGTGCGGATTGGGATAAATGGTGGAACGCTTATGATTCTGCTTATGCATTACTAACCGTCCTTGTTCAAAAGAAACAAAAAGAGTTCACAGAAAACAAGATTGAGGATATAGACCAAACCATTAAGAACATAAGCAAATCCGGTCAACATAAGCTAGTAGACTTGACAGTTCCATCAACGGCGATTAGCCCTCCAATAACTACACTAGCACTACCTATTTTTAAAGGTAATACCAAAAACAACCTAGAAGTAGGTGGTTTGAACTTAGTTTTAGGAACTTCTACACCACAAAAACATACGGGAACAGGTAGACCAGAAGGTAACGAGACTAAGAATATATATAATTTCGCAGCTGGTGCTACACAACTGTTGAGTTCTAGAAGGTTTGTTATAGGATACTACTGGAGTTTTGAACCTACAGGAAACGCAACTCCTGCTGGTTCATTCTACATGCAGGGTAGTAACCCTTACCCAGAGCTAGCACCTAGAGTTTACATCACACCTAACAATACGAGTGGAGTATACATGACAACAAAAAACCCACTAAATGTTTCGGGGTTCACATCTGTTAATATGCGTATGGATGGTGTAACTGGTACAGTAACTATTTCTAATTTCATGATTGCCGTAGACGTCACAGAAGAAACTTTCGAATTCTCGCCGAGACCAGAAGAAGGATACTTTAACCGTAACCGAGCAATCGCAGGTATCACTCTCCCTACTTTCTATACAGTTAGAGACAATACCGAATCAACAAGGTCTAGTATGACTATTAGTGAGATTTTCCATGGAGACGGTACTAACCGAGATGAGTTTAAATGGCTAGAAGACGGAACTCCAACAAAAGTCAATAGATTTGCAGATGTGCTACTAGACACAGGATACTTCATGACAATACAAAACCAGAATGTGACACTAGGAGGCAAAAGATACAGACAAGTTCAACTGAATAACGCAGCAACAAGACGAATAGCTAACAACGGTACAGTTAGATTAGCTAATCACAAAGGAGAAGAGTTAGAGAGATTAGTAACAGGAGACTTTACGAAACCTAACCAATTCAAAGTAGACTATGCAAACCAAAACTTCTCATTCCTAATATCAGATGAAGATTTAAACATCACATCAACATTTAATGTTCGTGGAGAAGATATTGCCTTCTTTATGCGTGGGTGGAAGTTATATGAAGGGGACCCTATCCGAAATGAGTCAGGCGGTCGAGTTTACTACACATTTAAACCATTTACAGGTTCGGGTGGATTAGCTCCTAGTTTCACACCTATAAACTACGACCAAAACGATATGATTATTCAAAACAACATTGCGATATCAGCACAATACAAACGACCTGTAGACCTAGCACCAACTATGGTAAGTAAGTATTCTAGTCAACAATGGCAAATAGTGTATCAGGTAGAAACTACTTTCGAATCATATTGCTCTTTCACTGGAGCAATTGACATCCTAGCAGACCCTGAGGGAACTCACCCTACATCTATAAGATATATCTACACAGATTGGACACCGCCATTCAATAATAAAGATGGTCAATTCATGTACGGTACTAACTTAGCCACTGTGCAGGAAGATACTCGTTACCTTGTTCCAGTTTTAGAGAGACGGTTAGCGAACGCCGAGCAGAAAGTAGAAACAGACTCCATTAAGAGTGTAGTATTTAGTTCGAGGGAGTACGAGTTAGGTTTAAAGGACAAAGCTAACTTAACTGATTTAGAAGGAAAAGCAAATAAAGATGACCTCGATAAGTTTGCGACTCAAGATGACTTGAACACAGCTAGTGAGGAGTACAAACAAGCATTAGCGGAGGCTATGCAAAACATTGACTTTTCGCCATATGTCCAAAAATCAGAGATTGAGCAACTGGACCGTTCGTGGACAGCAAGATTCTTCTCGTCAGGTGGAATGAATGTCGTTAAGAACTCTATTGGTTTCGCTAAAAGCACAGTAGGTACGAGAGATGTATTCACCTACTGGGATGATGTCCTAGACAAGTCGCTACCTATACCTACACAAGTACAGACGAATGAGCTGGATGCACTTGGATTTAATAGTGGATTCATGTTTGATGCGGCGACAGCCGGAGGTAGAACTAGAACAATCGCACAAGTCCTTAACGTTATCCCTAACCAACCTTTCATCGTAAGCTACTACATCAAGAAACTTACAGGAGGGACTAACGAAAACTTTAGATTTAAAATAGAGTTACAAAGGTCAACCAAGGAAAACCCAACAAGTGAACTAGATTGGGTTAATATTAACAATGGAGGTATCGCTAATAACATGGATACAGTCCATAGTGGATATACACCAATGTACTTCGCTTTCACACCGGATACTAATAAGATTCGACTGAAGTTAACGGCTGGTACACAGTGTACTGCTCTCCTTTCTGGTATAATGGTTCATATAGGAGATAAGCCGATAAAGTGGACACTAGCAACAGGTGAAAACTATAATACAAACGTCCGTCTAAACTTAGATGGTATTCGAGTATCTCAGATTGACGATAAAGGTAACGAAATAGGTTTCACGGTCATTACACCAAGTCAATTCGCAGGTTATTACATCCGAGATGGAAAACCAGAAGAAATATTTAAGTTGGATAAGGACGAGACGTGGACTAAGAAACTTCGAGCGGAAGAAGAAATAAACATGGGACCGATAAAAGTTCTAAAAGTAGAAAGTCCTACTACCGCAGGTTGGGCATTCATATCTAATAACTAGGAGGTATAATTATGGCAAGTGGTTCTTTTACGATTACTACGACCAATCAGTTCGTAGAGGGAAGGTGTTATTGGGATGCATGGGCTGACGCACAAAATAACAAAAGTAGAATTAACGTATCTGTGTTCTTCTATCGTACCAACTACGGATTTACTACACAGGGTGACTTCGACTTCGTTCTTTACTCATCATTCGGGGAACAAGCTAGGTCGGGTACCCGAAATTGGAAATTCACAAACCCTAACGGTGGTCAAGGTACGCAGGTAATAAGTGCTAGTTGGGACCAACCACACGATAGTAATGGTGACCTAAGATTCCGTCTCTCTGTCGCAAAGACAGGGGACGTGTTTTGGTTAAATAACAATGGTGGAGACGTAATAGCAGATAAAATAGCTAGACAAAGTACAGTATCATCAACACCTCAGGCGTATCTAGGAGATGATATATGGATTGATATAAACAGGGCAAACAGCTCTTACACACATACAGTTCACCTTATTACACGACGAGCAGATGGAAGTGAGTACGTTATTAATACTCAAACCAATGTAGGCACAAGGGCATATTATAGTGTTAGTACAGACGCAGATTTACGTAGACGACTAGCAACTGCATTAGACAGAAGAGGCGAAGCGCCGTTATTTGCTAGATGTGAAACATACAACAATGGAGTAAAGGTAGGTAGTACAACAGCCGGAGGTGTAGGTCGTGTTATTCGACATAACTTAGCATTTGTTGCCGTAAGCACAAATGTTATATCACAAAGTACACCAGCAACTCTAGCAAACTATAACGGAAAGTATACCTTTGAAGTCTACTGCGTAGACCATGGGACGTATAACGGTGTAGGTGCTCCACCTAGTTTAGGTGACGGTAATATCAGGTTCAAAAAGAGAATAGAGGTGGCGTCAGACAAATTTAACATTGCATTTAATTCTACTGAACAGACGCAACTATATAACATTATACCTACAACTGACCGACGCATGATGACATACCAAGTAATAATGCGAATGGAGGGTGTCCAAGTAAATAATGACTCTGATATGTGGTCCAATGGTTCGTACTCAATAGATAGTAGCATAGCACAACCTATATTTTCTGGTTCATTTCCAGTTACAGATAGTAATGGTACATCAACCGCTATAACAAATAACTCCAGAATTATGATTCAAGGTATTTCAAATGCATACGTAGTAATTCCTGTAGCAAATAGAGCCCAACCATTTACCGGAGCGTCAATACTAAGATACGAGGCAGTGGTTAATGGTGTTACTGTAACAGCTAATTATAGTACCAGTAGTGACGTTAGACTAAATATAGGTGTTATAAATACAAATACAGATACAACATGTTCGATAAATGCGGTAGATAGTCGAGGATATAAGAGGCAGGTTACAAGCAATGTAAGTGTACTACCTTATGCACCCCCTACTATTTTCGGAACAGGAGCTAGGGATAATAGTTTCGAGGAAGGGACAACACTAACTGCTACAGGTACGCTATCTCCATTAAGGGTAGGCTCTGCAAATAAAAACGCAGTAGAATTACCACAACATCGTAGCAAAGAATTGGGTGCAGCATCGACTACATGGACCGCTTGGAAGAACTTCGATGCAGCTCCAGCAGGTGTAGATACGTTTAATCATAAAACACGAGTAGTATTTAATACAAACTTAAACTACGAAGTTCAGATGAGAGTAAAAGATAAGTTGTCAGGGTATGTTCAAGTAAACATAGTAGTCAGTAAAGGTAAACCTATAGCGTTTATGGATGCCAAAACACAAGCCCTCGGTGTAAACATGGTACCGTCAGGTGATAGATTCAAACTACAAGTTGATGGTGGAGCTTTCGTTAAAGGTACGATAAGAGCTGGAGCTATTGTTTTCCCTAAGATAGGTTCACCACATACACCTACATCCCCCGACAGTGACTATAATTCTTTTTGGTTGTATAATGATACTATACAGGTTGATAATAACATCATATTTAGAACTATGGGTGGAGGTAACATTCGACTAGGCGGAGAGCTTTACTCAAAGAGTGAGGGTGGAACATATCTTGACCAATATGGTAATATTATAGGTCAATCTGGAAATCACAGAGGTTCAGCTTGGTCAGTTAAAGATGCAGATGGCTCCATAAGACTACTAATACCTATGAGAAGAGATAGTGATTACGAGACACAATTAATAGGAATTAACCGACCTGTTAGACTTATCGCCGAAAACGCACCAGTAGTACTTCAAGCAAAAGGCTCAGGTGCAGATGTGCAGATGTTTAAAGACAGCACCTCTCTATTTAAGTTCACTACTAAAGGTAATGGTGACAAAATCCTGTTTAGCGATGGAAAGGGCATTATATGGAGTAATGCCGGAGCTAATGGTAATGGTACTATATACCTAGAGAATGGAGAGAATGGCGGACCCGGTTCCAGAATGGATTTATTCATAAATAAGCTATATTCAAACCACGACGGTACAGTTGGTTCGAAGAGAGAGTATAAGCAAGATATAGAAAAGTATGACCTTGACTCATGGGAGATAGTTAAAAACGCGGATGTGTTTAAATATAACTATCGTAAAGAGTATGAAGAGCCATCACATAATAAAACCAAGAAGATGCTGGGTGTAATGGCGAATGATTTACACTCTTCTATAACCAATGACAAGGATGACGCAGTAGTTATATACGCAATGATTAGTACATTGTGGGATGCTACACAAAGACTGATTAAACAGAATGAAGGAGGAAAATAAATGTTAGTTACAGATAAACCTACAAGAATATATGAGGAGATTACTAGTAATTATAATATGAAGTATACGGATAGCAGAGAGGCATACGAACGTTTTGCAAAAGACGTACGAGAGCAACTATACACAGAACCTAGCTCTCTAGTACTTTACTTTGTAGACATTGGGGTATTCCAAGGAACACTAGAGCCGTATGCAGACCCACTTAAGTTGGATGGTATTGACTTCCGTTTCATTGATAAACGAACATTCGAGGTAATTCGAGCTAAACTACGAAAAGTAGTTTTAGGTAAACAACGTTTCTTCTTTACTAACTTTATTCCAACAAAAGAAGAGATTCTAGAAATGGATTCTAATCCAAGAAAGATTATATAGGGAGGTAAAGTCATGGAATTTAAGAAATCATATGAAGAGGATTTGTTATATAATGGATATGCAAACATGCAAACATCAAATAAAAATGAACTAGTAATGGACATCGCAAACAACTTCGGTATTACATTTGCCGAAGTAACACCGCAGTACATTCTAGATGTTCATAAACAACTTAAGGTAGCAGAAACACATGAAATGTATACAATGGATTTAGATGCAGGGTATATCCATCCTCCAACAAACCATATGTATGACGTATCCTTAAACAAGCAAGTCGATTTCATAGGAGTTCGTGTACTCTTACAGACAACCACTCAACAAGTAGTTCATTGGTTCACTGAGGATAGCGGTGTGGTAGAGCATAATGAGCAAGAATTCATAGAAGTCTTCGAAGGTGTTATTTCTCATAAAGAGAAGCTAGATACAAAACTAATTAAATTTTTAGAGTTGATATCTAACACTACAGATAGTGATGTATTATCTGGGTTAGACTGGTTTACTTTTACGCCACTAAGAAATGATGAAAATATAGACACGGAGGAATTAGTATGAATGAGATTAAAGTAAACGAAGCGCACTATATCGCAGCGTTGGAAAAGGAACTAGAGATGAAAACGAAAGAGAACTTAATGTTAAAAGCATACATGCGGCAATCTGAAGAAGAGAATAATGAGTTAATCCGATTGTATAACGAATCGCAGAATAATCTAGAAACAACTGAAGAAACTGAGGGAGAGAAGGAGGGCTAATAGCTCCCTTCTTTTTCTTTATCTGCTATATTACAGACGATAAGGAAGGAGAGTTTAAATGACTATAGCAAACGGTAAATCACGATTACAACGTATTGCATTCGAAGTAGGCGGACGTACATTTCGATTCGCACTAAACCCAGAATCAATGGAAGAAGCAAGACCTCACAGAACAACTGCGCTTAAAACAAAAAGCCGTATCATTGTAGAGGACTTCCAAGACGACATCCCTACGTTGACAATATCAGGTACTACAGGGTTTAATCCAACAGGTCAGTCCTCTGATAGAGGTGTTAACAAGATTAAAGAGATGAAGAAATTCATAGCTGATTTTTCAGCTACAGGTGGTAACGGGAAACTGTCTAAGGATGAGTTTTACTTTCATAACTTTACAAACGATGAGAGTCATATTGTTACATTAGCACCAGAAGGTATAACGATATCTCAAGATGCACAATCTCCTCTTCTATACAGATATAATATGAAGTTCATTATTATCCGAGCGTCTTCAGAACCAGCAGACGCGGATGTAGTAAATCCTGAGATAGGTAATAGATTCCCTACATTACCGAGTGGGGGTAATTATAGACCATCAACACAGTACCCGCAACTACCTACACCTTTACCTACAGGTAATACAAGTGTACCTACACCTACTAGACCTAACGGTGATGACGGTTCTGTTGGCGGTGATGTATACAATAAAGGTGATGGAGGATACTACAGACCAAAGGACGACAATGCAACAGTAAATCCACAGATTTCTAACAGTGGTGCATATAACTATGGAACAACAGGTTTAGGGTATAGTATAGGTTATTACGGAAGGTGGAACTAATATGAAAGACGTACAATCTAAACCGGAAGTACTAGTAACGTTCTGTTCTGGAGTATATCCAATGGAGAACGGAGTAATTCCATTCAATACAATGAATGACACACCAATGTTCAAATCAGAGATGTATACTCCTGTATTTTCATTATCTGCTGTAGCAATGTTAGTCTTAAAGAAGATACGTGCAGAACAGATATCAACAAATAAACTAGAGCTCGACAGAAACACTGTTGTTGACTTGACAAGAAATACAGACTTAGCTAGCGCTAACCCTAGAATGTACACATTGATTGTATCTACAGTTCTAGAAGCATTCGCTATATTGTATACGATAGAGAGTGAATCACCCGATATTTCATATATAACTAGAAAAGATTTTATTCGTATACGCGAGAACGTAAATTACATTACTGACTACCTATCTACACAGAGGAAATATCGACACATGATAGAGTCGTTTAGAGGATTTGAGATGTCGTTCGGCTATATGGAGAATCAGATTGAATCCATACTTACACATGGATTGGAGGTAAAATAGATGGCACAGTACATCGAAAAGATAATAGCGCATGGTGATACACTTCAGTCAATTGCGCAGCATAAACTAGGAGATGCACAACGATGGAGGGAGTTAGCAGAATTTAATAAACTTCGCTACCCTTACATAGTTAGTACAGTCGCAGAAAAAATGAAGAATCCTGAGCACTTACTAACTGTTGGTGATACACTTACATTTGCTGTTAACGATGATAATAGAGCTACGGTATTGACATCACTGAGGTACAGCGATAAATTTAATGCATCTAATATATACGATATCACATTGGGTATGGACATCGATGTATTACCAGCACTTGATGATAACGGAGCTGCTGGTTTTGACGGAGAGATATTGGGGTTCAACGGTAATGGTTGGGATGTTAGTCATCCAGAATCAACTAACTATAAGAAGGATGTTAAAACTTGTAGAGGTATAGAAAATCTAAAACAATCTATCCTTATCAGACTATTAACTCCAAGAGGTAGTTATCTAAACCACCCTAGTTATGGTTCTACGCTAGCGGACATTATGGGTAGTAAGAAGTCCGAGGAAGTAGCGTTACGTGCGGTGAATGAGATTGAACGTTGTATTCGTACTGATGGAAGGGTAAAACATGTAGAGCGAGGTACTAACTCATTTGATGGTAACACATTAACAGTCGAGATGTCAATAGTAACTATAACAACTGAAGAGGCATTTAGTTTCGCCTTAAGTGCTAACACTAGTGGTATCATATCACTTATAAACTAGGAGGTCAACATGAAATTTAAAAGTATGAGTCAAATTTATAGAAAGATGGTAGATAAGACTTTAACGTCTACAGATAAGATTAATGACTTCTCTGTCGGTTCTGCTATTAGAGCTATCTACGAAGCCGTTGCAACGGAGTTAGAGTCATTCTATGTAATGACAGAGGAGAACCTACTAGAAGCTATCTCTAGGGGTGTGTACAGCTCGTTCGGATTCGAAAGAAAGTTGCCGCAGAAGGCTTATACTCCAATCACAATAACGTTAAACAACCCAACACAAGTAATACAACCAATACCCCGAGGTACAAGATTCACCTCAAGTTACCCAGAGTATGCAAACGTTTATGAAACACTAGAAGACTACTATATCCCTGTAGGAGCAGTTACCGCAGTTGTACAAGTGTTCTGTACAAAATCCGGAACAATAGGTAACGTACCCGCGAATGCTATCGACATCATGGTTACTCCGATTACAAATATCAAGTCATCTACAAACGTATCAGCTGTCCAAACTGGTCAAGATGAAGAGCCTCTAGAATTACTAAGAGCAAGATTTCGTCAATATATTGAATCACTAAGTAAAGCTACTAAACCAGCACTTGAGTATGGTACAAGACTAGTTCCGGAAGTAGCAGGTGTTTATATCGAAGAATTTACGGGTAAGGTTAACGTATATGCGCACGACAATAACGGAGATTTGCCAGAAAACGTTAAGACTGCTATAGAAAAATCTTTAGAGAATTATAGAGCAGCAGGAATACGTGTAGATGTTCTACCTGTAACACGTATAAGTGTTGAAGTTGATGTTGATGTAATCATCGAACCTAAATCAGCTATTACAAACGCACTAAATGACCGCATAAGATTCGCTATTGAAAACTACCTAAATAGCATGCAGGTGTCCCAAGACCTTATCATGACAGATTTATCTTGTATAATTAAAGATGTAGATAAGAGATTAGTTTACGATGTTGATTATAAGAAACCGCCTAGTAATCTATTAACAAAAGGTAGTGAGATTATAAGAGCAGGTACAGTCAAGGTAAACTTAAAATAGGAGGGTATTCATGAGTTTCATTAAATATTTACATCCACTTTGGAAATCAATGTTAGGAAAAGTCAACGACAGCCACACTGCTGTCGTTGCTTCTATAGAGGACGCATTTACAGAAGCAGAAAAAGACGCTATGGAGTTAATTACTGATGCAAACTTAGAAACTGCAACAGGTGAATGGTTAGATGAGTACGGAGACATCTTTGGCGTATTCCGTAAGGATAATGAATCAGACGAGGATTACCGTCGCCGTATCATCAACTGGATTCTTACTGAGAGAGGAACTATCGGTTCTATCAAAGATGCAATCGAGAAGTGGTTAGATGACGAAGATGCAGATGTAGAAATCTACGAACCATTTAAAAACATATTCTTTTTAAATAAATCTAAGTTAAATGGACCTGACCACTTGTTAGGAAAGTACTACACATCCGCAGTAATTGACATTCGATTTACTAAACATGTCCCAATAGAGATTATTGAAGAGATACGAAAATTTAAAGCGGCAGGTGTTACAGCTAAATTAACTCGTTTCCCAAACAGAAAGAGAACTAGCTACGGTATTCAAGAATCTAAAGTTCTTCGTGACCGAAACTTTGCTATCGGTTCTGACATATCATTAGAAATGTGGAGACCCGCAGGTTCTAGAGGAGTTCCGGACTTCAACGAGAAGACCTCTTCTCTACAACCCCGCAATGCGTTTATACCTAGAAGTTCTTATGCGTGTACTACATCTATACTAGCGCCAGTTACAACTACAAGTGTACACACATTCACTTCAGAAAACCTTAGTGAACCAGTTAAGTCTCGTTCATTAGAACTTAGCCCAGATGCAGTAAAACAGCTAAATCACAGAAACTTTAGATTAGGATTCAACTTAACAAAAAGCGTAACACAAGCAGAGCCATCAGGTGTTAATAGTTACGTAGTAGGTGTTGAAATGAGACTAGACTACTCCGACGGTACGTATAGGCATTTTAGAGCGGTAGATACGAGCGGGGTAGGAGAGATACCTAAAGCTACATCAGGTACATCAACTATGTACTACTCTAACACAAGTATCGTCACAGACACATTTACGCAACAAGGGTTTAGTCCAGCGGCTTTACCTGATTTAAATAAAACTGTAACTAAAGCTTTTGCTTATGTCATGGCTAGAGGTTTTGTAGGTTCTGTTGAGCTAAGAAGTTTCCGTATAGACTTCTACGATGATGAGATTATTCCAATAAACACGAAATTACTCGCAGGTACTCCAGCAAACCCAATAACACAACCTTTAGGTGGTGTTCCTTTTACAGGAATCATTGAGGGTGAGAACCTTATTAACCCTGCACAAACATTCGTGTTTAAAGGAACAGGTGCAACAAATGAAGGTCTTTTCGGTGGCTCGTTTAATGCAGGTACCTCTGTAAATTTGGATGACAACTATTATACAATATACTTTGCGTGGGAGTTCACTCCTGATGACCCTAATGAAGTTATAGATGGTCGTATATCCATCCAAGGTTCTAATCCTTGGAGACTACTAGCTTCACAGGATATTAAGAGTAGTGCAGGTAACTTTAAAGGCTATCATATATCCTCCAGACTCGCAGTACGAGAAGTGGTACCATACACATCCGCTAACTTCAGATTCGATAAACTGAAGGGTACGATTAAAATTACTAACTTAAAGATAGTTAGAGGAGATAGAACAGTAAGTAATGCACTTGTATCACAGCCAAAGACAGAACTAGACAAGATAAACAAAGAAGATGGGCAATACTTAAACGCAGACTCAGTAAGAATAGTTAATGCAGTACCTACACAAGTATATCAGTACGATATTTTTAAAGTTTTTGAAGATAGATATGGTGATAACTTCTTCGCAAATAAGCAAACCGTTAAAGAGAAACAAGACTTTATACAGAACTTAATTAGAAACGTTCGAGTAGATTTAAAAATCAGTGCAACAGGGAAAGCAGGGGAACCAACATGGTTTACTGTAAGACGATGGGACGCACTTAAGCATGAATGGGACAACGTAGATAACAAGGTAGTTCTAGGTACATCAGTAGATGACGATAATATCTTCACAATAGTTCCAGAAGATATTGCATCGTTCATTTGTGATGATGGTTATGTGTACATTGGTATTTCTGGTACACCAAACAAAGATGTAAACACTTATACTAGACTTGCAGTTGATAAGTTCGAAACAAAAGTAGAGTTTAAGAGAGGTACAACAGTATTTACGAGTACAGAACCGAGAATAAGACCTGTACCTACAAGTACTGACTGGGTACCAATACCTTCTGATGATTACGATAAGCTTCTAGAGAATGACGATAAGTATATCACAACAGAGGCAAGCAAAGTCGCTGAGGAACAGAGATGGGGACCAGCACAGATTATGGTTAGTTTTTATCTACCGGATGTTGTAGAGAAGGGTATAGGCTCACACGTATTCCGTGGTGTTGAAGATGAAGATGGTAAAATTCAAATATCTAAAAACCTCTTATCAGACTTAGGTTATACAATTGTCGCTAGAGGTCAACACGGAAGAGACGGGAACGGTTGTGAAATATCTATATTTAGTTACGCAAATAACGCGTGGGTTGGTACAAAGACATTTCCAGAAACAACATTCCCAGCAACTTTCGAAACACAAACGCATACATTCGTAATTCCATTAAACAGCAGGGATACGTACGTTAGTAAAGACGGTTACGTAAGTATCTACATTAGAAGTAGGTTGCGTGAAGGTTATTCCGGTAATGTTAGTTTGGACCTAAAGTACGCCAAACTACTTGCAGGACTATCTCAACCAGACCCTAAGACTATCCCATTAGGTCAAAGTCGAAACCTGTTATTATGGACAAAAGACTGGGGTACAGCGTACGGTGCTGCGGAAGTAGATAAAGGAGTGAACGTGTGGAGAAATAATTCGTGTATACCTACAGGACAGAAGTATAATGGTGGTGACGTCTACGCTACGTCCGCAAACTGGGGCTCCATGAGATACAAAATGTGGACACTAAAAGATAGAGACATTATTAAAGTCGGAGACAAAGTGGTACTAAGCGCAGATGTTAGAATACCTCAGTTATCTTCCACGGACAGTAAAGTAGTTTACGCCTACTGGAACACTGCTATAGGTAATGGAGCAACAGTCGGTAGAGCCACAAACCAATGGACAAGGGTATTCACTGAGTTTACGGTAACTGCCTCATCTTTAGGTAATGACCAATATGCGAGATTTGAAGTAGCCGACCTTAACGCTGGTAACACGTTTGAGTTTGCCAATTACATGTTGATTAAAAAACCAACAACAGGAGAACTAAACAGACCATATGAACAAGCACCCGAAGAGTATTTATTCGCACCTGTAGTAGGTAATCAAGGTAAAGATTATACAGTATCCGACGCACTTAAAGAGTTCATGGGACAACCCGTAACTATTGCGGTCGATGTTGAGATAGTTAAAGGTGTTGCTACGGAATTAGGTCAAAATAGAAATAGAATGGGAACGGAAATTAATTATGCAAAAGGTAACGGACCCATATCATATCAAGGTTCTTGGTTACGTGTAACAACAGGAATGAACGTTAAAGAGAGAATATATACAACACAAACATTAACACCTGATGTTTACGATAGAATATTTGGTGGAATACACATACAATCTTTTGGTGACTACGTACGTGTTTCTAGACCGTCTATCTATCTAGGGGCAGATAATAAAGCTGCTTGGAGATATGCACCAGAAGATAGAGGTGAGAATGTAAACATCTATGACATAGCTCAGTTCATGAGAAGTATGGTGAATAATAAGGACCGCACATATTTCGCATTAATCAACAATGGTATAATGGGTTATAAGAGATTAGAGAAAATTATCCCTGTAGCTGAAGCATTACCTTCTAATCCTCGACCACTACCTAAACTAACATTTGCAGGTAAAGAATGGTACATGGTTCCGCTCGATAAGATACGAGAAGAAGGTGCAGACCATATTTACCTAGCAGCTACAATAAAAGGTGGTATGTTAGATAACAAAGGATTCGGCGGTATATATCTTCGAGAAACTCCAACATTTGCAAGAGCTGGATTAACGTATGAAGATACAATGAACGCAGGTGACTTTAATGAACCATCAGGTACTACTAGAATCGCAGAATACTATCCATCTTACACTCCTAACCGTATATTAAGAGGTAGTGCAGCTAAAGAAGTACCATATGGTCAAGGCGAAGTATTCACAATACTAAACATTGATAGATTCATGCGGGTTACACGCGCAGCGTACACTCAGCACGAAGGATACGCGAATGTTAGGTGCTTAAATACACTAGATGCCTTCATTCAGTTTGGAGGATACACCGATGGTAACAAGGACATCAAAGAAGGTACAGAAGTAACATTTAGTGTAGACTTAAGAGCAGACACAGGAACACAAGTTATGCTTAAGCATTTCTTCTTTACTAACCGACATGAGGAGGCTATCCAGACTGTTACCTTAACTCCAGAATGGAAAACGTACAGCATTAAGGCTAACGTTCCTAAAAACTGCACTAACATCATGAGCAGAATCGTGTTCCCATTCTCAGGTTCAGAAGGTAAATCGTTCGACTTCCGCAACGCGATACTTCATGACAAACAAGGAGACATCCCCTATATTGAAGGAGATAACATCCAGCAGCGCATCGATGAACTAGACATTGTTCACGAATCAATGATAAAAATAACTAAAGAATAGGAGACTTACTTTATGGCTCAAGAGATTTTTAAAGATAAACCTTATTACGATAGATTTAATCCCACACAGAACAGGACTCAGGTCCTGTTCCAAGGGGATAGAGCTTTACAGCAATCTGAACTAAACGAACTACAGTCTATACAGAGTCACTACTTAGGTGCACTAGGTGATAGTATCTTTAAAGACGGTAACATTCAAGATGACATGAACTTCCAATTCTTACGAACAGGTTCAGACCCAGCGGACCAAACAGCTCCTATTAAAGGGTTACGAGTACGTAGTGGTAGACTTTACTTATCAGGTAAAATTAGACCTTTTGAGATGCAAGAAACAGATAAGTTCACAGGTAAAGGTCATGAGGAGATTGGAGTTAAGCTAGTATCTCGTATTATTACATCTTCTATGGACCAGAGTCTGTTAGACTTAACACAAGACGTCGCTAACTACGCGTCTGAAGGTGCAGATAGATTAGAAGAAAAAGTAGTTCTAACGTATAACGATACCGAGGCAACTACTATTTACGTATTTGACGATGGTCAGTTATTTACAAAATCAGTAACACCTGAGTCGGATTTAATTAACAAAGCACTAGCTACATTTGATAGCGAGACATTAGGCTCATATCAGATTACTGGTTTCAACATGTACCTAAAAGAAGAACCTAAAAATGATGCTCGTAACTATATCACTGTAGCAGTTGATAAAGGTATCGCTCACGTTAATGGGTGGCGTGTAGAAAAACCATCCACAACATTATTACAAGTACCTAAAGAGAAGAGCGTGTCTACAGTAGTAAACTCCGAGTATACGTACAGAACAGGAGTACCTATTACAGTAGCTAGTTCCTTCGTACAGAAAGTAAACAGAGTATCAGGTAAACAAAGACAAGTAGATTTAGCTATTAACCGTAACGCTGCAAGCAATAGAGATACTATAGATAGTAAGTTCATGAATCCTAGTACAGAAGGTTCTATAGTTATTGGTACGCTAGATACACAAACAGGTCACGTATTTAAACCTTTTACAGATTATCGTTTTGTAGTTGATGGTAGCTCTACATTTATTGAGTGGCAAACATCCGCAGGTTCTGTTAGACCTAAGGACGGTACCGGATATAAAGCGACATTCGATTATTCTAGATTATTTATAGATACTACAGACTATACAGTATCTACTGTAGATAACGCTAACGGAGTAGGGAGCACAACTAAAATAACATTTAAACAAGCTTCTCAGCCCGCAGACGGTTCTGTGGCACAAGTTACCTTTGATTATGCTTTAGCTCGAGAAGATATCGTTATGTTAGGTGCGGATGGTAAAATTTACTTACATTCTGGAGAGCCAGATGAAGAAGGTAGAGCAACTATCACGCGTAACGTTGACCCATTCTCTCTTAAACTAGGTAATATTCACATTTACCCTAATAGCGAGAAGGCGGTAGTTAAAAACACTGCTGTAACGAGACTTAGATTTGAAGATTTACAGGTTATGAAATCTAGATTAGAACAAGTAGAAGCCAATCAAGCAGTGTTAGCTCTTGAGCGTGTCGCACAAAAAGGGCAAGAACCTTTACGATTACGCGGACTGTTTGTAGACCCATTCACCGATTTCTCTCGCATGGATAAAGCACAAACAAACGTATCGTTCAGTTTCGATGATGCACACATTACAATACCAACTGATACTCCAGATGATAAAAAGAAACGACCTTCATTCTTAGATAATGAGTCCCATGCTACTAAGTGGGGTGCTAACGGTAGAATTGTAACTGCTCCATTTAAAGAGACCGCCGAGATTGTACAGAATATTGCGACTAGTCCTATGAACGTAAACCCGTACCAAGTATTCCAAGCTAACGGTACATTACAACTTACACCATCTTCCGACAACTGGATTGATGAGTCTAGAGTTACCTTATACAACGAAGAATTTACAACTACTAATATTAACCGTTGGTGGGCTCACGTAGGTGAAGCTAACTGGGGGGAACTGAATGACTACAATCAGTGGTTAGTAGACAATACAAACTTACTAGGTGGTGCACAGTGGAACGAGGCATCACTTGGTTGGAGTAAAACAGATAAAGCAGAAGGTGAGATGTGGAGCTCAGCACAGACCACTCGTAGCGAAATGATTGAGTATATGCGTTCTATCGATGTTACTTTCCGCGCTGATGGATTTGCACCATTAACGTCTGGGTATTATATCGAGTTTGATGGTGTCCGTACATCTGTTACACCAGCTACAGGTCATGAGGTTCAAGGTCAAGTAGGTGTTGCTAAATCAGATGGTGAAGGGGTTATCCGAGGTACGTTTAAGATTCCACAAAATATTAGAACAGGTACACGTGAAGTAGTAATTACTAACAGAGCTGGAGACCCTTCTAAACCGAATGGTGATGGTAGAGCTATCACAACATTCTCAGCTCAAGGGACAAGTAAAATCACTACAGATACTATAACTCGCACACACGTTACATTCCAGCTTTATGACCCATTAGCACAATCCTTTGTATTCCCGCAAGCACGTGTAGTATCTTCCATCGGTGTTTACTTTGCAACGAAAGACCCTAAACTACCGATTACAATGCAAGTACGAGGAATCAGTGATGGTGGTCTACCTAACAGAACAGTGTACTCTGAGAGAGTTCTTAAACCAAACCAGATTAACGTGTCTGACACTGGTTTAGTAGAAACAAAGATTGCTTTAGATGACCCACTTATGGTAGAGGCAGGAGTTAACTATTGCGTAGTCTTCATTACTGATAGTCCTAGTTACAATATGTGGACAGCGACAATGGGTGAGAATAACAAAGTAGATGGTTCAGTAGTAACATCGCAACCTTATGTAAACGGTGTGCTATTTAGTTCTTCTAACGCGGTATCTTGGTCAGTTCATCAATCCACTGATATGAAATTTAAAATATATACAGCTGAGTTCGATACTGTTAACGACACTATTGTAGAGTTCGATGTTATGCGTGATGTAGATTCTAATGGATTACTACTAATGGCGTCTTACTTAACACCTGAGAACACAGGATGTACGTGGGAAGTTAAAATATTAAACAGAGACAATAACGGAGGTAACGTGAATTCTGGTGAGTGGTTACCTTTAGCGAACTACGCGAGTGTTCCAACACCTTTTGTTGTATCTCAAGTAAAACTACGAGCTAGGTTTAAGCCTAATAGATACATCTCTCCAATGTTAGCTCTGGACGATTTATTGTTCGTCAACTTCGTAAGTAAAGAAAGTGCAACTTACACAACGCTAGCAACATTCCAAGATGATGCACCTTTCGATACGTTAACATTAGAGTACAGTGCTGCATTACCTGCTGGTTCTGATGTAAAGGCAGAAGTTATGTTAGATGGAGATAACAGATGGTTATCATTGGAGGGCAGTACAACTCACTCAATTAAAACCAGTGTAGTAGACAACCAAGAATTTATGCGATACAACTATCAGGTCAAACTTGACGATTTAAAAGCTAACGCGGCAAATCAAAACAGACAGTTTACGCAAGTCAAGTATAGACTGTTATTATCTTCTACAAACAGACTTGTTAGACCTCGTGTTAAGAAGTTCACAGCAGCAGTAACACAACGTATAAGAGCATAGGAGGAATAGCATGGCAGAATATAGAGCTTCATCTGGGGCGTTGGTCTTTGTACCAACCCCTGATATGGAGAGACAAATGGAACAACAGAGCCAAGATTTACGTAACTCTATTAAGTTAAAACAAGACTTGGAAGATGTTGCAAAAATGAAAGAAGAACTAGCAGGATTGTTAACTAAACTAAAAGAGCCCACTACTTAGTGGACTCTTTTTTCTTTATAAATTTTAACTCTGCTATACTTAATTTATACAAAAGAAGAGGAGAGAGTTAAATGATAATTAAGGTAGGTAATAGCTACACAACAGTAGACTTCCAGAATAACGTAAAACTACAAGATGAAGTAAGAGACTACATGCATCATCAACTTGGATTAAAGGACCCGAAAGCACTTCATTCACGAGTATACAAGCTAGGACACTGGGACGGAATTACAGACTACTATGATATGAAGAACGATAAATTCCCTACTGGGTTTCTTGATAAGTTCCTAGAAGGTATCCGTCACATGCAGACATATATAAAAATGTTGACATATACCATTGAAGATGATAGACCGTCACCACTGATTCACCAAGATTCTATCGATGAGGAAATCACAGTTTTGAAAAAGGGTGAAGTGCTCACGCTTCACGATTACCAATATGCATCGGTTAAACAGTCCCTAGCAGAACAAACCGGAGTTGTCAATCTAGCAACAAACGCAGGTAAAACATTCCAAGCAACAGGATTAATCAAGATACTTCAGCCACTACTTGACAGAGATGAGAGAATATGCTTCATGGTTCACTCAAAAGATATCTTGCAGCAAGCACGTGAATCTATTTGTGAAGGTTTGGGTATTGACATTAAAGAAACAGGTTTAATCGGTGAGGGTAAATTCGATGTGAAGAATAAGAAACTAGTATTCGCAATGAGCCCTTCACTTGCATCTGCATTATCGGACCCGAAGAAGGGTGTATCACTAACAGCTAAGGAACGAATGTTCAAGAAGATGAGTGAGGACATTGCCCCTAGATTCATTGGAACAGTTAACACAAAAACTCTCATTAAAAACTTCTTGAAGAACTGGACGCCTAAAACGAAGAATGATTTAGAAATTGAAGAAGCTCTTACAGTACTAGCTTACGATAACACGTACTCACAAGCTAAAGTACAGATGGAGCTTATGGGGTTCAAAGTTAAATTCGAGAAAGTGTTAGAGAAGAAGAATAAGAAGAACTTCGATAAGTGGAAACAAGCGAATGACTTTGTTAACTCTGTACGTGTACTAATTGCCGACGAGTGTCAACGTGCGAAAGGTGATACTTGGTACAACAATGCGCTAGCTATGGAAAATGCACAATACCGTATCGGATTAACGGGTACGGTTGACCCGAAAGATACGATTATGTGTCATCGACTAGAAGCGTTGTTCGGTAATATCATTGCAAAGGTGTCGAACGCTGAGATGATTGAACGTGGTATATCTTCTAAACCTAGAATCCGAGTATTAGAAGTTAAGGAACCACGAAATATTGAACTTGCCGAGAACTATCTAGAAGCCTACAAAGTCGGTATCGCAGAAAATGATTACCGTACTGGATTAGGCGTTAAGATGGCAGTGACATTCTATGAAGCTAAGAAAGCCGGAGTCGTTCTAACGGTTACTCATATTGAACATGGTAACAGAGCTGTCGCAATGTTGCAAGAAAAAGGTTACGAAGTTGGATTCCTTAACGGTGACCTAACACTGGAAGAGCGTACCGAACTGTTAACTAGATTCGATAATAACGAGTTACACTTCTTAGTAGCATCTACGATTATCGATGAGGGTATCTCAATTAACTCAATTGGATGTATGGTTCTACTGAACGGTGGTAAATCTATGAGACAAATTTTACAACGTATCGGTCGTGGACTTCGACTTAACGGAGTTGACGGAAACCAAACTGTAATTTTCGATTTTGTTGACATGACTCACCGCATACTAAAATCCCACAGTAAAGAACGTTTACGTCTATACAAAGAAGAGAAATTCGATGTGAAACTAGTTAAAATTTAATAGTAATTGTCCTACTAAGAGAAATAGTTGTTGCTATTTCTCTTTTTCTATTATATACTTCGTATTATATTACAAAAACAACGGAGGTAGTTACAGATGGCTAAAGCAAACATCGAGTTAGTTGCATGTGAGGAAACGTATAATAGTTTAGTAACATTTAAAAATGTAGAAGAGATGAACGAGGTAGTTCGTGTTTACCGTGATGATATTAAGAAATTAGATATCCGCGGGGATATGAAGCAAAACTTATCGAAACTTATCATGATTATTAAGGAGCACAGCTGCAAGTACTTTGGCGTGAGCTTTTTAACAAAACGTTCTATGTCTAAGATTTTAGAAGTTAGCTATAAAACGATTCAACGATTAATGATTCGTCTTCGTGATTTAGGTATGGTAAAAGAATACGATATGAAGCGCCCATCAGATATGAGACAGACATCAAATATCGTTACTATTCTACCAATCGTAAAAGAGGAAGAGTCCAACAAGGAACCTGCAAAAACACCTGTTAAATGTCCGGCTAAAAAAACAACCACTCAAGACCTTAAAACAAAAACATTTAAAACATATAAACAACGTAATAATAATATCTCTACTGAAGATACATTAAACAACTTAAAGAGTGCGGAATTTGTAGCTCACTGGGTAAATCCACGTTTCACTAATCTAGCAAACTCTTATTTCTCTAAAGCGAAAACAATCGAAGAACTATGGAGAGTAGTGTTACAAAACAACACGACAGCAGCATTCAACAAAGAGCAAGAAGCCCATATTGGTTACATCGCGCTTAAAGAACTAGTTATGAAAATGAAATCTGGTACACGATTCAATAAATCTATATTCGCTTACTTCCACGGAGTAGTGGACAAGCTTATGGGTAAATTCTACTTTGACAAGAAGTTCATGGACGAGGAAAACCTTGAGTTTTAATCCTGTGTTATAATAGTTATACACAACTAAATACGTCCTTTAACAGACAATTCACAAAACATCTTGACAATTACTAACAAATGTGCTATACTGTCTATGTTACAAATCTATCTAGGGTGTATAACTAAATAATAAGGAGAAGAGAACATGGAAACTACTATGAATCAAGGTATATATATTAATACATCATTCCTTAAGAATGGTGGGGTTAGCTGTCACCAATTACTGGTTGAGCTAACAGAAATAGCTAAAACAACAATCGATAAGACTGTACTAATGACGAAGACTGAGATGAGTAAATTAGTCGGTAAGTCTGTTAGTACTATTAGCACGCAGTTAAACAAACTTAAAGAGATGGGCGTATGCGATGTTGAGTCTAAATCCGGTCGTGGAGGAAAGACATTAGTCGTGTTCAATCAAGAGTTTGTTCAGTTTGCTACGTCTGAAGAATCATCTTTAGTTAACGGTACGAAACCTGAGCAACGTACTACAGACGAAATTAAAGGTGAAGTATTAGCTATGGCTCCAAAACGTAAACCTAAAACTGACCGTAAGCGTCGTAACAGTAAGCAAATTGAAGCTGATTTATTGAAACGCCGTGCTGTTGATAGTGCTTATAATCTAGCAAACAACGATATTATTGAAGGTGTTATTCCTAGATGGGATACATTTAAGAAGTCACCTACCGCAGTAGAGGATTTTAAAGCGTACATTGTGTCCATTATGTACACTCGTTATGCTTACCTAGCTATCGAAACTCATAATAAACGTCACGAGAAGAATGTAGAATCGAATAAAGAGGATAGCTCGTACATTGTTATGACCCGTAAAATCCCTCAAATCAATCAAAACTACTCACCGTTCAAGGATGGTGTATTCGGTTCTAAAGAAATGACGTACTTCAAGAACTTCATTAAGATGTGTGATGAGGAAGGTATTGATATTGGTACGTACCTTAGCGCGCAGATGAATAGATATGCACTTGTTACAGGTAGACTCGGTGGTAAGAATAACTCACTACCTTACTTAAGTACACTTAAATCTTCTGAGGGTATGGAGATTTACAAGAATCATATTAAGTACTGTGACAAAGGTGAGCTCCGACACTGGAAGGTTGCAGCAAATTACGACAAGTACGAGTTTGATGTTATAGTGCGTATGTGTAATTACGCGTTATCTTCTACTAATTACAGTAACTACACGTTAGAAAATAAGTACGACGCATTCTTTACTCCTACAACAAATAAAGGATTAAGTATGCTAAACTACTTCAATAGTGTTAGTGAGACGATGATAGCTAAAGGTATTAGTGAAGAGACACAACGAACTATTAAAGATTTCATCGTACGTCAAACGTTATTATTAACAAGAGGAACACGAGATGTTAGCAAGACAGAACTATTTATGTCGGCTATGTTTAGTACTACTTTGGCGGACCTGAGCAATTCGACAAAGCACGATAACCCTACGTCAGCAATTAACAAAGATACAGATTGGTATAACAAAGTTTGTCACACAATCGGAAAGTACATCTTACCTAACGCAGAAGGTACAATGTCTGAATGGAATACCGTGTTACGCGACATGGTTCAAATTGACGAATACCGTAATTACTTTAATCTTGTGGACCTAATCCAAGAGTATAAAGGTAATTATATTTCATGGGACAACCTACATTCGGCGTTTAAGGAAGTCGGATTCAACACAGTACCTGTAACTAAATTTAGTCAGCTAGATATAGACGCGATTACTCGTGAGTTCTCCCCATTTGTACTAGAACAAGAGAGCTTTATTTCTAATATAGATGGCTACACACCTAAGTATAGCATCAAGAAAACGGAACTAGACTTAAAGCGTGATGAGATTAAAGCAGAACAGATTAAGAAGGAATCTACATTATCTGATGATATTCAATCAGCTATTGATGAGGAGATGAAACTATGGTAATACTTATTACTACTGGGGAGCTTAGTGATGAACAGATGGAAAAGTTAAACAGAGAGACTGCTATTATTTACGAAGCTAAATATAAAGAAGCGTATGCGGAAGCGCTAAAACATTCATACGAGGCTGCAACGATGTTTGATGATTGGTGGCATGGTGGGTATGTATTTAATGACGAATATAAAGAGTGTATCCCCCATGAGTGCTACGAACATGGTAGACATATCATAATGTGGGTTACAAGTCAAGGTTTTGGTTGACATTAGTTTAAAAGTATGGTATAGTAGTAACATACTAGGAGAGGGGAGATTTAATGAAACCAATTATTAAAGAAATACTTAGGAAAGGGGTAGAGTCACCTTCATTTGCGAAGGAGATTTTACCTTTACTTCCTAAATCAACACTGGAAGAGAACCACATGTATGTAGAGATTTCTCAGGTCATCCAACATTTTTACAAGAGCAATTCGTCTCTTGCTACAGAGTCTACGTTACTATCATTAGTGGAGCAAAAACTAGATAGACAACGAGCGGATGCAGAGAAACAACAGAAATATTACGAGGCAGTATCTAGCCTTTACGAGATTCGAGATATGAGTGATGATAGTGTAATCGATGAGTCTATCGAAGCTCACATTAAAAAACACTTGCGTCTTGATATTCTAAAGAAGTCGGCTATGCGACTAGATGACGAAGAGTTCCAGAAAAAGGTTATCGATGACCTTCGTGATGTCGAGGCGTTAGACGTAACTGGAGGACAAAACGAAATCTTTAACGTGCTTTATGATGAGATGGAGAAACGAGCACTCCTATCAGCAATACAAAGTAACACTATTTCAACTGGATTTAGAGACTTAGACAGACTTAACGGTGGAGGATTAGCTAAAGGTGAGCTAGGGTTAATTGCAGCTTTATCTGGTTCCGGTAAAACGTTATTTATGACTAACCTAGCTACGATGTACGTTAAAAAAGGTTATAACGTTCTGTATGTAGCTTTAGAGGAAAAGAAAGACCGTATGACGCTACGATTCGAGCAATCTATGCTATCTCAGACTCGTGGAGATATTATCGACGGAGATAATCTAGACGAAGATAAGTTTAAGAAAAGACAAGCTATCTATACCAAACTTAAAGGTAAGTTAGGAAACTTACTATTCTCTCGTTATTCACCACAGACTATTACACTAGCAAAGATTGAGCAGTTATTATCCGATGCGATGTTACGTTTAGGTATTCCAGTGGATGTATTGATTATCGATTATCCAGAACTACTACGTAACCCTAATGCAACAGGTAATGAATCTGATGATGGTGGTAAACTATTTGAAGAGGTTCGACGTGTAGCACAAGACTTTAACGTAGTAACTTGGGCAGCTTCACAGTTAAACCGTTCAGCCTACAACGCAATCATCAGAACATCAGAACACATGGAAGGTTCAGTACGTAAGAAGAACGCTTGTGAATTGGTGTTAGTAGTCAATCAGATACCTGAGGAATATAAAGCAGGGTTCCTGAGATTGTACGCAGACAAGGTACGTAACCCTCCAGAAGGAGTATATGATAAGATGCTGGGGTTCGTTGTAGATGGTACTCGACAACTAATACGGGATTACAAGTTTGATGAAGGTTCTGGTAATCAAAGTTCGGAAGAAGAACGAGCGCATAAAGCAGTATTAGCTGAGGCGGAGAATGATGATTTGTCATTCGGAAAAGATAGACATAAGAAGTCGCAAACTAAAATAGCTATGCCTAACTTAAGTGATGAAATAAATAAAGCAGTCGGAGGGAAATAACATGAAAAAGAAATTAGCAGCGTTAGCACTATCTAGTACTTTACTAGTAGGTGTGGTAACTGGTTGTGCAGCAAGTAAGTCAGAAGACAAAGAAAAGAGTACTACGAAACAAGAAAAGACACTTGCAGAGAAGCGCGGTGTGACTGTGTGGGCTAAACGAGGGAATAACGAAGTCCATTACGAGGCGAAAGATATTAAAGATTATTACCGTGGAGGTAAATCTGGTGTTCTTGTATTAACTCTTAAGAGTGGTAAAGAAATAACAGTAACAGATTACCACCTAGAGGAGGAGCATCCTAATGCGGACTAATATTATTTGTTTCTCCGATTTCCATTGGCATAACTGGAGTACATTCGCTAAACCACAAATCTTTAATTACAACGGTAAGGACATTGAAGCTACTGATAGACTAGTAGCTCAGTGGAATACTATTGATAAAATATTTGAATTAGCGGATGAGCATAATGCGCATATCGTGTTTGCTGGAGACTACTATCACGCTCGTAAGCGAGTAGAATCACTAGTTTTCAATATGGGATTCAATGCTATTAAGGAGAATATGGATAAACGACCTGATATCGAATTGTTTATGGTAGTAGGTAACCATGACCAATCTGACTCATCTAGGATACCTGAGCACTCGCTAGAGCAGTTCAAAGCAATTGATAATGTATTTGTACTAGATGACTTTGAAGTTTACCAGACGGACAACGTGACCATCTATCCGGTATCGTACTCTGATGATGTTGATTTTGTGAAAGACCAGATTGATAGATTTGCACAACATGCAGCGCAGTCAGATAAACTTACAATGTTAGTAGCTCACTTAGGTGTAGACGGTAGTGAGACGGGACGTCATTCTCATAGATTAGGTGGAGCTTTTTCTATTGCCGACCTACATCCAGACACGTTTACGTATATTATTCTAGGACACTACCATAAACGACAATATATCGGTAACTGGGATAACGCGTTGTACTGTGGGAACACATTGCAAGAAAGCTTCTCTGATGAGGGACAAGTAAAAGGTGTGTTCTTGGTTAACGGAGAATATTACGAGAAGCCGACATTCATTGAAATTCCTAATAAGCAGTTCATTACCATCACTGAGATTGATGAGAATACTGAACAAGCCGTGAAAGACCATTATGTACGATTTGTCATCCCGCAAGAACTAGCTGTAGAGGTAGCTGCAATTACAGAGGATGTGCCGACAGCCCGTATAGAAGTGCAGAGAGAATTTAAATCTGAAGTACGTATTGATATTAAGGTAGATTCTACGGAAGAAGATATTGTTGATGCTTATACGGATGAGTTCTTTACGCACACTAAGAGTAAGGCGATAGCAATCATTAAAGAGGCAAAACAACGAAAGGCGGAGATTGATAATGAGTAGAATGGAGTATCTAACTCAAAAAGAGAAAGAACTAAAAGAAAAACTAGAAGTAGAGGTGAATAACGGAACGTATATCTTTGCTAAAGATACACTAGATGCTTTAGCTGGAAATCAAAGATTAATTACTAGAGAACTAGAAAACCAAGCTACACCATTAGGTTATGACATACAATTTGATGAGATTAAGGTTGGTGATAAATTCCGTGAAGAGTCATCAACTACAGATATTGATGGAATTTACTATGTTCACGAAGTATTATTCATCACACCTGATAAAGATAGCTCAGGGCTTAGAACATTATTCTCTAAGGTTTCTTACCAAGATGATTTCTGGTACGGAACTATGGACGAAGACTATTTTAATTAATAGTCTTTTTTTCTTGACTTTTTTATGGTATTATGATATATTTGGTTTACATCAAATAAAGGAGGAGAAACATGAACAAGTTCCAAAGTATGATGAAACGAATTATCGATGGGTACTACAACAAAGAGCAAGTGTTCTTCGAAGAAGGAACAGGATGGTATAGCCGCTTAGACGGTAAGTACGTAGACGCTAATGTAATAGAGCGTTACGTAGAAGATATTTTGAATTACTACGAAGTGAGGGAAAGTGAATGATTTGGGAGAAGTTAATTGTAAAGAACTTCCTAGCTATCAACGACGCTGAGATTCCCTTAGAGAATCAAGGTCTTATTTTGATAGAAGGGGAGAATAAGAGTGATGATAAGTTCGAATCCAATGGAGCAGGTAAATCATCTCTAGTAGCTGAGCCGATTCGTTGGGTTTTATATAATAAGATTTCCAAGGGTGGCGGAAGTGACGACGTTGTAAATGACAAGGTTGGTAAGGATACTGAAGTAACGCTTATTGGACGAGATGGTGATGACCGTTACGAGATTTCTAGATATAGAAAGCATAGTAAGTTTGGTAATAAGGTGCTGGTATATCGTAATGGAACTAACATCACTGAGAAAAGCAACACAGGTACAGACACGCTTATCGAACAACTTGTCGGTATCTCACACTTAACCTTCATCAATAGTATTCTATTTGCACAGGGAGAAGGTATTGGTTCTTTTGCATCTTTAACAGATAGCAAGAAGAAAGAAATACTAGAGTCGGTTTTAAAGCTAGACGTCTACTCTACAGCGCAGCAGATTGCTAAAGATAAAGTTAGTGAGACAGAAGGTAAGATTGAGGATAAGAAGAAAGAAAAAGAGAAGCTGCAATGGGAACTATCACAAGTTGATGTATTGGAGCAGAATGACAAAGCAAACTATGAATCTACGAAAAATAATATCATCAACGGACGTAAGCAATTAGAGCTAGCGGTAAAAGAATTAAACGATTATCCAGCAGCTAATTTTGGTCTTATCGAGAAAGATAGGGATACAAAGAAAGAACTCGAGCAACAAATAGCAGAGATAGCGAATGTAGATACAAGTAAAGAGGAAGAGACAGTATCCAAGGTTCAAGACATCTTACAAAAGTTCTCGAATAAGGATAAAGAGCTGCGAATGCAACAGAAAACACTATTGAAGAATTACAAGGCACTTGATGCTACAGATATTTGTCCAGTATGTGGTTCACAGGTAGATGTTTCACACATTAAAACAGAACAGAATAACATTAAAACAGAAGTACAAGTTGTCGTTAACGCGCTAAAGCAATTAGAACTTAAGTTCCAGCCATACTCCGGTCTTATGGACAAAGCTAGCGCAGCACTAGACGCTAAACGAAAAGAACAACGAGACGTGATAAATCAGATTCAAGGCATGCAGCAGCATATAACAAAACTAGACAACAACATCCGAAACTATGAGCATCAGTTACAATTACTAAAGAATAACAAGGATGCGGTTGTATCACGATTAGAAATGCTAGAAGAAACACCGGAGCCAAAGCCACGTACAGCAGAGCGTAAGAAATGGTCCGACGCTATCGATAAGGTAGATAAAGAGATTATCGAACTAGAGAAAGAGAAACTAGCAGATGAAGATGTTGTTAAAGTATTCTCTAACGATGGAGTTAAATCTCATGTACTAGACTTAATTACACCAGAGCTTAATAAGAAGGGTAATGAGTTCCTTAAACGTTTAGCAGGGGAAAACATGGAGCTGAACTTTACTACTCGTACACTTAAGAAAGACAAAACGTACTCGGACAAGTTTGATGTGCAGGTAACCAACCGTGTAGGAGGTAAGAACTACAAGTTAGCATCCGGAGGGGAAAAGAAACGTGCTGACCTAGCTATTTCTCTTGCATTACAGGATATCGTGTCACACTATACGAACTTTGTTGTATGTGATGAGTTCTTCGATGCTTTAGATGAAAAAGGTATTGAGTCATCTATTGAGGTATTGAAAGACATCGCTAATAAAGTTGGTACAGTGTTCGTAATCACACAATCTAGTCATTTTAAATCATTATTCGAGAAGGTTATAACAGTTACAAAAGACAACACAGGGATTTCTAAAATTAAAACAGAGGAGAGAAAAAAGTAAATGAAAATTAAAAATCACTCAGCGGAGAGCATCGAGCTAGTTCTCGAGAACACAAACAATGAAAAGGACGACGTATCGTATTTCTTCCCGAAAACTAATATGGTATTCTGGTACCCGTTGAACAATGGATACGAATACAAGCACTCAGATGCACGAGGGTTTATGTATATTACGAAAGACAAACTTTCAACAGCAAATGTATATAAAGTAGTGCGAGCTAAACGGGCGAAGAAGTTGACACAAAAGAACGGTATCCCATTCAGTCAGGATATCTTCAATAAGAATCTAGCTACACTTAAGTGGGCAAAACAAAACGGGTATGTAACGTATGATGGTAACTACGTATTCACAGGAAATTATCAAGAGTCTATTTTACGCGTACTAACTGACTTACGTTCGTTAGAGTCCCTACTAAAATCTAGATACTACTCAAGACACCTGATGTCAGATAACGATATTTACTCGCAAACAGAGGAACCTAATTTCCACGAAGTGGCAACATCAGCAGAGAAGAACCGTATCCGCTTATTCGGAGAGACGTATGCATACCTTCGAATGAGCGCACGAGCAGGTGTTATGGATGCATAAATCAGATAAATCCTATATTACTAAATTAGTAGAAGAGTTAGCAGCTACGGTAGACCATGGTGAATGCTTCTACGACGAAGCAGAAATGAACGAGTATCTGGACCTATTGACAAGGTTAAGGGAGCGAAGTGTAGCACTATTCATTCATAATCAACGAGAAGACTAGAAAGGGTGAGTTGAAATGTTTATGGATTTTGTAGAGCAAGAGTTAGGTATAGGTGTTCCGGCAAACGGTGAGATGCGTTTCAACTGCCCTTTCTGTGGTAACGACAAACATAAACTTTATGTAGAAACGAATCCTAGAGGATTATGGCAGTGTAAACGTTGCGGTGAAGCTGGATACCCTATAAGTTTTGTTATGAAGCTGTACGAAGTGACATACAAGGCATCGAGAGAGATACTAGAAGGGTACGACTATGACCCAGAAGAGTACAAGAAAGGTAACATGTCTCATTCTAGATACGGTGCCGACTTAACTGAGGAGGAGCAATTGCTTCTCTTCATTGCAAATAGAGGACAAGATGTGGATACGGGTATAAAACCAGATGTGAAAAAGAAATGTCCTCGACCACCTACTAACTGTAAGAGATTGTTAGACAACTTTAATAATCCAGAGGCGTATCCGTTTCTACAGTATCTACATGGTCGTGGTGTATCGCTTGAGCAGATTAAAAACTGTGATGCGCATTACACGTTAGAAGGAATTGTTTATTTAGAGAATGATAAGATATTAACTTTGCGTAATAGTCTCGTATTTTTTACTTTTGACAACGCAGGTAAGCCCGTGTACTGGAATACTCGCTCAATTGATAGTGATGCGTACATTAAGTCTTTTAACGCCACAGCGAGAGAGTGGGAGTATTCTAGGAAAGATGTCGTAATGGGATTAGATAGAGTTGGAGACAATCACAAGATTATTATTGTAGAGGGATTCTTCAATATGACCACCTTATCAGATGGCGCGGTAGTTACGTTTGGTAAACAGGTCACAAATGACCAGATTGATTTAATCCTCAAATCAACTCAAAAATGGAAACAGCCAATATATCTCTATCTAGATAGAGATGCTAAAGCGGAGATGATTCGCACAGCTAACATGATTAGAGAAAAAGAACCAGAACGAGAAGTATACTTTGTATATAGCCCTGATAATCTTGACGCGAATGACTTGGGATTTGAGAAAGCTTGGGAAAGAGTAAATAATGCAATTAGAGCTGATGCAGAGGGGATACTGAACTTAGAATTATTATATATGTAGGAGGAGATAAGATGGGTTATATGAAGATAGAACAAATTAAAAAAGACTATCCGGATGAATATGCTGCTAAACTATTTATATGTAAAGCTGCAAGTCATTACTGTGTTGCAATCGATGACTTATTTTCACCAGAAGATTTAAAGTATCTAGCAAATTGTACGGCAGCAGATTTCTACGATGATACCACAGAAACTATTGATAAATATGGACAGGATGCAGTCTTCAAATATGGTGTATATAACTGGAAACCATTACCTTAAAAAAGTTGTTGACAAAGTATACTGTATATGTTATAGTTTAATAGTAGACAAAACAAGGAGGAGATAATTATGGCAGACGAATTAAAAGTATCGGAATTACCAGTTAAAGTTGTACTAGGGGACGGAGCTAAAATTCCTAAGAATGCGCATGGGGATGACTTCTGTGATGATGTGTACGCAGCTGAAGGACGTTTAGTACCACCAGCTACATTCAAATCAATTCTAGTTCCGACGAATATCACGACTGAGTTCGATGCTAAATATGGACTAAAGTTGAACACACGTAGTGGAATGGGTTATAAAACTCCATTAATTTTAGCCAACTCAACAGGTATTATCGAAGCTAGTTATCGAGGTACAATTGGAGTGTTACTACGAAACACATTCGTAGGGAGTAGCTTAGTAGACTTTGTATTCGATACATCAGGTAACCGAGTTCCTTATACAAATATTCCAGAGGATTTAATCACACAAGCTCGTGAATTCTTCGAAGAAGAGAGTGAATTCTTAGTGTATGGTAAACCAGAGAGTATGGAAGATTTCAAGAAAGAGATGAACGCTTGGCTAGAACGTAGTAAAACAGGAGAGTTCGGAGAAGGTAATATTTCTAGAATCCAACATTTACTAAACAATGGTGAACAATTAAATATGAAAGATGCGGCGACATGGGTAGACCGTGTGGCACCTAAACCATCTGCAAAACAACGTCTATTCTACGACCTATTCCCTGTTGGAACTGTTATGGTAGAAAAAGGAGAACGTATCGCGCAGATTCACTTCCAAGAAATCGTTCGAGCTAAGTATGAAGAAATTACTAAAGAAGGATTGTCAGAGACAGCTCGCGGTGATAAAAAATATGGAGGAACGGGAGTGAAGTAATGCAAAATCGAATTACAGATTACATTGATGGGATGATAGAGGCTAAGTTAAACAACGATGGTCATACTATGTTGCAGCTGCAAAAACAGTATGCGAATATGAATGTAAGTGTAACCGATGTAGGAGACGCAATTGTAGATTCACTAGAAGGGGTAATTCAACATATAGACTCCGTACAATCCATGATGGAAGCTAGGTTACGTATATTCTTCCTTAATATGCCGGATGAAGTGAGACGATATCTTTTAGAATCATTCGAAGACTACGAACCAGAATTTTACAAAACACTAAAACATATAGAAATGGAGAATGAATAATATGACTAAAAATTTAAAAGCACTTACAAAAGCACAATTAACTGAAGAGGTAGCAGCGATTAAAGAATTATTATCAAAGGGTTCAGCTACACCTGAGGAGCTTAAAATCTATTTAGATTACATCTCGACTGGAGAAGTACAAGTAGAAGAGCACGAAGGGTTCATTCCTGTATTTGCTAACTCATCAGCAACAATTGCAGATGCTACTATCTTAGCTAGATTTGCATTCTCTCAAATCTTAGGGGAGTTTGAACAGCAATTAACTCGTACAATGCGAACTGTTCACGTACTAGAAGAGGTAGCTATTAAATTAGGTGCTACACAAGAGATGTTTGATGAAGTAGCTGAAGCTCATGATAAGAAAGTTGCTGAGTTGACAAAAGCACAAGCAGAAGAAATTATTAAACAACAATCGGAAACAGCAGGGGCGTAAGCCTCTCTTCCTTTTAGGAGGTGTATAATGAGAGATATTAAATGCAAACACACGAACGCTGTAGAAGATGGTTATTTCCAGTGTTATCACTGTGAGGATTGCCAATCATATATAGAAGTACATGACATGGTGTTTGATATTAGAGCTACTATGCATGATGAGGAAGACCAGAGAATCAAACTAGATGTTACAGAAGAAGATTACGTAGACAAGAAGTGGTTAGGTCTGCATATACATCAGAGTAATTTTGTTGATGGTGATGAAGATTGCTATATTAACCTGTCTGAGGACCAAGTAATTGAGCTACATGAACTGCTAGGTAAGTTTATTCATAACCGAAATATGGAGATAATCAAGCAAGGTAAGGAAGAGTACAAAGCATCATTAGAGGAGTGGGTTAAGTAATGGCTAGTCAAGGTAGAGGCGCAAGAAACAAAGGCTCAGGTTTTGAGCTTAAGTTAGCAAAAGAACTTACAGCATGGTCTGGTGAGAATGTGCAACGTGTACCACAGTCCGGTGCAGGTGGATTCCGATTCGGTTCTGACATGCGTATGAATGGTGACATTACATTCCCTGTAGGCTCTAAGAACGTGTTTGTTCATGAAGCAAAGAAACAGGAAGGTGTAGAAGTTAAAAACGTATTCATGAGCTCTGGTAAGATTAAGAGCTATTGGGAACAAGTTGTAACTGATGCTCGACGTTGTGCGGATATAGGATTAGTCCCATGTTTAATGTGGTCTAAGAATCGTGATAGTATTTACGTAGTACTCCCATACATTGAAGAAGTGTATAATGAGTTAGCTGGTAAATTCCCTGTATCACGACAACTTATCAAGTTCGACG